CGATTAATAAAGCTGCTACTGCACTTGAAAATAATATCTATGGAATTTTCAGTGGAGACTATAAAACAGATGCAGCAATGTTAAATAGATTGTCTCTTGAAGCGATGATAGATCCTACAAAAGCAGGACGATTTGATTTCTATTTGAGTGAATTCACCTCACGGTGGAGTGGATATAGTAAAGCTGATGATCTTGCTAATAAGTTGCAATCAAGAATGGCTAACTTAAAAGGCAAAAGTAGAGAAAAAGTCTTAAGTACTTTTAAAGATGTTATAAGTGATGTTGAGAAATGGTATGTAGATAAATATGGCGTACTACCTACATCAGAAGGGGGTACTAGCAACATTGAAGAGAAGGTAAACTGGGAAATTATGAAGTTAAATTTATTAAATAAAATCTTTGATGAACTAGGCCCAGATCCTACGGAAGCAGAAGTTGCAGCCAAGCTTAAAGAGATAAAGGAAAAATTTACGGGCACTTTAGGATTAGGTACAGGTGGTACAAGTGCCGCTGATTTAAAGGTAAAACTTCCTTTTTTAGAAAGTCTATTAGATGGAAGAAGACAGGACTTTACTCCTCGTTATGAGGATGGCCCTCTCTATAAAGGTAATAGTGAGAAAGCTCTTTCTACTTTCAGCTCTGTTTATGATCCTGAAGGAACAGGTAATACTAAATTAAAATGGGAGACCAAAAAACAGATCAAGGATATATATGAAAGCGATCAATCTTTCTTTGATAAAAATACATTAATAGAGATGTCGGATAAGCTTATTACTGCTGATCCAAAGAAGGAAGTTAATCTTGATGCCCGTCTCTATGTGTTGATTAGTAATTTACCTGGCAATAATAAAAAGAAAGTTGGAACATTTATTATCCATGAATTGAAAAAACATAACGTTAAGCTAGACAAGGAAGTAGAGGCTAGACTTACGAGCTTCGACGACCTCCCAGTTAATCCTCTCAATCCTGAGTAATTATGCCAATTGAAACGAGAACAGTAGAGGGACAGGACGTAGAGTATTATGTTTTGCCTGGGGAGGGATTGCCTACTCATCTAAATACAAAACAGATAGAGACTCCTACAGCTACGGAGCAGTCTGTACCGTTTGATTCAAGTGATGAACCTAATGTTTTTGATGAAGGAGAGTTTAGTGGGTTCGACTGGAATTCTGGATTTGATGCTTCGATATTAGAGAAGGCTCCACAGATTGATTTTAATTACACAGCACCAACTGAAGCTGAATCAGTATTAATACAGAATAATATTAGGACACAAGAAGATCTTACTAAATATTTAGATAGTTTATCTTTTGAAGATCGACTAAAGACACAGGAAACACTTCGGCCAATTTTACAAGAAGGTAGTGATGGAATATTAAATGATAATTTTCTAGGTAATTGGATACAGAGTCAGGCATATAAAGGAGGAGAGGGCTTCTGGTCAGATGTGCAAGGTTCTGCAGCAAGAATCACACAATCTCTAGGTAATTATGCAGTTGATACAGTACCTTCTAATATCAGAATGCTTCTTGGTACAGCAGCTTATGGAGGAGATTATAGGGCTGATACTACTTCTTGGTCACAAGAAACTGAAGGTTTTGGAGCCATAGATTTTCTTGGTGTTTTAAAAAATGTATATCGAAAAGAGATTCCTTATCTGAATGCTCCATTACCAGAAGGTGCAAATAGAGAAAGTTTAAATAACGTACCTTACTGGAAACAATTCCTTCAAAGTTCAACAGTAATTGATTCAGCTTTATTGCCTTTAATTGGACAAGATAGTAGTAATACTCCAGGTGCAAATATTGATGGTCAATTCTTAGATCAACTACAAATACAAGAGCTAGGTGTTAAAAGCTTTGAGTTAACAACAAGAGGAGACGATGCTTATAACCGTCAAACAACAGGAAGTTATGCACAGTTAATACCATGGAATCTTGCTATTCCAAAAAGCAAAGCAACTATTGAAGAATTGCTTGCACTTGGGTATAGAGAAGATCAAATCTTTGAACGATATGACGGAGAACATTGGGTAATAGGCCCCATTAGGCCAAGTGATTTGATGGATCAAAAGGGTATGGATGTTAACCCTGAGTTGATATTACAAAGAGATGACAGTGGAAAACTTATAGATATTAGATATGGAGGTCGTTCTTATACAGCAGGTTTATCTGGTACTCAGTCAATATTAGGAATTGAAACTAAACGATCTGATTGGCAAGGATATAACTTCTATGAACCAGACCAGATTTATTTAGGAAAAGATAGAGCTATTCAAGCTTTTGCTGAACAAGCTGCTGGGCCATTAGCTTTAAATCTAGCTGCGATAATTGCTACTAAGAAGCCATTAAAGGCAGCAGGTATTAGTCCTCACCTGCCAGGGGCTGCTAAATATTCAAGGATGATAGAAACTGGTAGAAGATTTAGTGCTGGCAGGGCTATAGGTTCTTCACGATTTTTAAAAGGAGCATCATTTAGATTACAAGGACATTTAGGACTGGCAACAACAGAGTATGGATTCTCTTCTATGCTCGTTGGTTTCTTTGTTAATAATCCTCAAGGCCAGCAGGGTGGCACAATGTTGCCTGAATTAGCAGAGGCAGGATTAGGTGAAAATAATTTAATAACAAAATTACTTAGCCCCTTATCTGTTAGTGGAACAGATAGTACGGCTGTAGGTAATTTAAAAGTTGCAGTTGAAGATTTCCTCTTAGGTGCATTTGTTGGTATTCCTCTTGATTTTGCTGGCGTAGGTTTAAGAGGTTTAAAGAATGCTCCTAGCTTCTGGGGGCCTTCTATTGATATGCAGTTGACTCCATTATTCAGACAAAGATTTGGCAAAGGAGATTTCAATTGGGATGATTTTAGTTCTGGTAAATATGAATCTATTTTCAGTAGACTTGATGAAGGAATAACTAATCAACTTTCATTAGAGACTGATGATCTAAGAGCAATAGCTACTCTTAAAAAAGATTTACAGCCTGTATTAACAAAACTATCTAACACTATCGTTAATGGTGCAAGATTAGAAGCATTACAAACAAGACTTGCAAGATTAAATCAACTTAATAGAACGGATATATCAGTTGTAAAACCTAAAAAGAGTTACACAAGAGGAGAGAGTGGAGCCAGTCAAGCTGAACCTGGAAGTCCTTGGAGACAATTTACTGAAACAAATCAGAGAAAACCATTATGGGAGACACCTTATTCAGAACAGAAAGAGATTGAATTAACTCAGAATAAAGAGCAATTAAAAGAAGAAGTAAAAACTGTTGAACAAGAAATAGTTGAAACAGAATCTCGTCTTGGTGAAAGTATGGAAGAGGTCGAAGAAGTTGTTGTTAAAGCACAAGAATCAGTTACTCCTCCACAAAAGCAATCATTAGTAGAGCAGGGCGTAGATCCAAACTTTGCTCCTCCTGTTCCATCAGAGATTCAGAAATTACCAGTAACAGAAATAGATGTTGCTCCTCAATATTTCCAAGTCAAGAGATCTGGACGTGAGGTAAAGACTGGAGTCAGTGGTTCTCTTGCTGGTGCTGGACAGTTTGAACCTATCCTTGGTGGAGTCGTTAGTGTCTGGCGTGACAGGCAGGGACAGATTGGAGAAGCTGGAAAGATTTATATCGTTGATGGACACAACAGATTAGATCTTGCAAAGCGTTCAGGCACAGAAGCTATAGACGTTAGGTTTATTGAAGTTGATACACCAGCAGAGGCCAGGCAAATTGCAGCCATGAGCAATGTTGCTCAAAGTCAGAGTACCGTTGGAGGACTTCAAGCTCTTGATGTTGCTGATTATCTAAGAGAAGAAGGAGCTAGTCTTGATGATTTTGCTGCGAAAGGATTAAATCTTAGAAATAGCCTTGTAGAAGAAGCTGTTCAATTACAACGACTACCTGACTTCTTATATAAAAAGTTTAAGGCTGGAGAGATTGACAAGGCAAAGGCTTTTGCTTATGGATCAGTACCTGGAATTCCACCAGAAGTTATTACAGATCTATATAAGATTGCTTCAAAGGGTAGATGGGGTGCACCTAAGATTGAACAAGCCATGTTTATGGCCAAGAATGCCACTGTTGGTATTGAAGAAGGAGTATTTCCTGGCTTAAGTTCTTACTTTAGGAAATCAGATATTAAACAATTATTAGCGGCAAGAGTAGAAGTTACGAAGCAATTACAAGCAAGAGCAAGAACATTAAAAACAGCATCTAATCTTGAGCAAGCTGCCATCTTGGAAGGGGTAGAAGGTACTACTATTAACATTAAAGGCAGTCAGGCTCAACGATTACAAGCTAGATTAATTCTCAATAGCTTTAATCAGTTAGCTGGATTAGAAGGTGAAGTTACTGGATTATTAAAAGAGATAGCTTCAGAGATTAAAGGTAGAAATGTTAAGGCATTAGTAGAAGAAAGATTACCTGAGATTATTAATGCGCTTAAAGTTGAGTCTCAAGGAAGGAAGCCACCTAAGACTGAATTGACTGAAGCAATAGAGAAACAAATCGAGACAAGAACAAAGAAGGCTAATCAAATTCAAGCAAAACGAATAGAACAAAGAGTGGAAGAACCACCTAATCAAAAAACAATTGAAGCTGAACAATCTCAGGGGATCTTAGATATTGTTCCCACTTCGGATCAAACTCTTGATAGGGTTCCTAGAAAGATAAGAGATCAATTAAGTAAAATAAAACGGGAACAAGATCTTAAGGATATTGATCCTTGGGACACAATTGATGCTAAGGATCAGACTCTTGAGATTGAAGGAGAAAGAGTTGATGAGCCTTTAAGAGAGTTTTTCACTTCAAAGGAAGGGAGAGATTTATTACCAGGAGAAGATATACCTTCATCAGAATTAGTACCTGTAAGTGAAGCATTAGGAAAGGTTGATCCAAGGACTCCATTAAGTTTCTTTATTAGATCAGCACCTAAAGGAGAGCAAGCAAAGATAGCTATTGATCGTTTGGTTAAAGCCTTTGATAGCTTTGCGGATACTGGCCCTGGTGGTCCAAAGAGACAAACAGGCTTGGGGCCATTAAATACTGTTGGTGATTTATTAAAGTTATTAAATATTGGAAGAGTAGCTATAGAGGAAGGAGTTCAAAAAGGCTTAAGAGATGCAGAAACAACAGAGGCATTTAGAAGACAGATTGCTCCTTATTTAACTAAGGCATCTAAGTTGGCTATTGAGCGAGCAGTAGCAGATATTGAGAAGGTACAAATATATTTAAAGGCATTGCAATTTGAGATTGAAGATAAGCTTAAAGGTGCAAGAGATCAAATGCTAGAAGCAGGTGAAGAAGCAGATAGAGAGTTAGCACGAATAGATGAGTGGGAAGCACCTAAGTTTTTATCTAATGTACTGAAACGACTTGGTTTCGAGGATATAAGTAACAGAGTTTACTTTGAAGAATCTCCTACATTTAATGATAGTAAAACACCTAGAAATAAGTTTGGTAGTCCGAAGCCTACCTATTCAGAAGGTAGAACAAAAATGAATCTTGAGTTTGAATCAGACGTAGATTTAGCTATTTATATTGTTACTTCTGGTAAGCCAAGTGGGAACCGTGCTTTATATATTAAGTGGTTAACAGAAGAGCTAGGAATTCCAGAAGATTATTATACAACCCGTGGGGAATTGATGAGAATGGATATGTCAGAGAACCTTGAGGGTGGTGGTCTTTATCGTGTAGAAGATACTAGATCTTGGGAAAATCGTTCATATATTGAGTACATGACTTTTGATATTGAAGATGAACGTATAGGAAAGATTCAATCTGAAAATGATAAAGAACTACTTAGACAATTAAAGGAACTGCAAGATCCGAAGCGTCTTGAAGATCCATTAAAGCCTGTTTGGTTAAAAGAAGGGAGAGATTTTTCAGATGCAGGTGATTTCCCAAGATACCAACGTCATATCGCTCAGTTTGGAAATAGTGATGTTCAAGCTATCCTCAGAGGCCCATTAACAGAACCAGCAATACAACGTGGTTTAGAAAATGTTGTTAATCGTATGGCTCCTACAGTTAAAGTTGACCAACCAATTGCTTATATGGCAAAGGCTGGAGATATTGCGAAGAAACATAAAGGTGTAAAAGTTACTGATCCTAATGAACTTCGTTTTGTACGTGGTTTTTATAATCCCATAAAAGATTTAGTGATGATTGCTCGTTATATAGGTAGTCATCCCATTTCATTAGGAGACAGAATTTGGACTGCTTATCACGAAGCTTGGCACGCTGTGATGAGAAGACATATGACTAAAGCAGAGTTCAGATTATTACTAGAAGGGAAGAAAGAGCTTGAACAAATTGCTGCAAGAGTATCACCTAGCAAAGCTGATCTTATTCTTAAAGGTAAATATGATTTCTCTGAAGTAACTGCTATGGCTTCTTCAGGATGGGATGTTTATAAGAAGTATGTAATTAGACCAGGGATGCCAGAACCCACTTGGGCGCAACCGATATTAAAAATGAAGAAGATAGCTAGAGCTGTTAGAAGATATATCTTTGGATTATTAGATGGAGATACTCCTGCTTATAAGACTTGGGATGAAGTCTTTGAAGCTGGTCGATCTGGAGAGTTAGGTAGACGTGGTGTAGTAGATGCTAAGAATAAATTCCAAAGAAGTTTCTGGATGGGAGGTAATGAAAATAGATTTTATGAATTCGGACCAAACTACGGTAAGCCTAAAGGTACAGACGAAGGAATAGATTATCAACCTGCAACAGATATGCCTGACGCATCAAATATACCTGAGCAGTTAGAAAGAATACAGAAGAGAATAGAAGAAGGTAATTTAAGTTTTAGACAGGCTGTAGCTGCTGACAATCAGTCAACAATTAGGAGAGGAGTAAGTAGATCAGGTAAGACTTTATATTTCGGAATGGATGCAAGAGACTTAGGTGTTGCTAATAAAGTTCTTGAAGATACTGTAGTAGCACATTATGGAGGGAGAGACGGATTTACTGGTATAGATAAGAATAATTTAGAGGCCATAACAAAGATGGCGAGAGAACAATTGAGGGGTTCTAACTTTGATATTGAGACAACGATTCGTTTGTATGAAGAAGCAAGAGGTGGCAATATGAAATCTCAGAGAGATATTATTACTCATGTAGCATTGTTATTACATAGAGATCAGAACTTATTTGTATTAAAAGAATTAGCTTTAGAAGCTAGAAGAATAAGCGAGGGAATGTCAGAGGCTGACAAGTTAGATATTGCCAATCGTCTTACTGCTGTATTCCAAAATCAATTAATGCTTGACCAGGCCTTTGTTTCTGCAACAAGGAAGTGGGGTCAAATTGGTAGAGCGACACAGTTAAAAGCAGAGAATATTGAGCCAGCATTGCCTACAGGAATGCCAATAACTAAGCAGTTGAATAAGGGTGATGTTGAGATGGGATTAAAGACAGAGGATGGAATAGCAGGTGAGGGTGCTTACTTCACTGCTAGTACATCTGCTGATGGATTTACAGGTGAACTACCTTCTGATGTTCTGATTGTCGATCTTCCTACTACTGGTAGAAGTCTTTCTGACTTCATGCAAGATATTAATCTTGATGCTCCTAAAGATGGATTCAATCTATCTAAAGCACAGAAGGATGGTCTAAAGACATGGGCTGCTGATAATAACTACAGCGGAATTAGATTTGAAGGAAAGAATGGGGAAGATATTGTTGTTGTATTTGATATGAATAATGCAAATAGGATAATAGATTCTGATGTAGCTAGGTTCCCCGCAAGAGATGGACAGCAGCCATCAATGAGATCTTTATTTGAAGAGGCTGCTCTTAAATCAGGTAAGTTGTTAGAAACGAAATTAACTCCAGACCTCTCTGCTCAACTGAAGAGTGGAAAGTTCTCACCAGAACTAGAGGCAATTATTAATGAGATATCTAGGGCTGTATTTAATCTTGGTAACTCTACTGAAATAGAAGCGAAGTTCTACATGGAAGATCTTTCAGATCTTATAGCTTCTACTCCTAATGGAAAGCTAACCCAACGAGCAATAACAAACTTCATTAGGAATGCACAGTTCATGAGAGCTAGTACCTTTGCGAAGGTATTAGGCGGTGGTGCATTTAGGGCTGCAACAATTCCTATGCAGCAATACGTAGGTGCTTGGCATGAAAAGAGGAGACATACAAAGGCATGGCTTGAGAGTGGGAAGACAGATGACAATGCTTTACATCAGGCTAAATCTGCTGCATATAGAATGAAATTAAATAAAAAGTTATTGAAGTTATATGCACATGAAATACCAAACATGATGAGGTTAGGAATACTTTCCTTTAAACATGATGAGGTGTTTGTCAATTTACATAGAGGATTCTTTGAGGATGCAAGAGATCCTGTTGATCTAACCTTTAGCAAGAAAGAAGGATTCAATCTTCATGAGCAAAGAATATCTGATTATCAAGAAGTAGGTGCAGGAGAGATGCAGTATCAATCACGATTATCACAAGAGTTTGAATATAGAAAGAAAACTCTGAGAAAGAAACAAACAGGAGATGAATGGTATTTGAAACCAACATCTACATGGACTGCTTTATCTTGGAAATATATATCTGAAGCTCTAACGAGTGGAGCAAGAAGAGGAATGGGTTCGATGGATACATTCTTGAATGCAATGGTTGGGCCTTCAATGGAGAAGATTCGATTAATGGAGATGGAGGTTAATGAACTAATAAGGAAAGGAGAAGAGTTAACACCAAGAAAAGAATTAGAGATAGAGAATCGTGTTAATGAACAGTTGAAAAAACTATGGGTTGATATAGAAATCAATGGTGAGTTAGTAAAAGATGGTTATTTCGAAAGTGACTATGCTAAAAATGCAATGGACTATATCAACTTCACTGATGATATAGATGTAGATATGGCCAATAAGACTTATGAATATGGAGTAAGGAAAGCAATGGATAAAGGCTTAACTAATAATGCAGAGATTGTTAGATACGCAGAGGATTATGTAGAAGGGAAACTGGTTGAGATAAATCCAAATGCTTATAAAGGCCGACTGCAAGATTCAGTAGAAGGAGCTTTTGCTGCTACACGCAAAGTTATTAATAGTCCTTCTGCTGGTCTGAAATTCCTAGAGAGTCGATTGCCTATTCTTGGTAGCTTGATCCTTACTAATAGAACTCCTTTAAATATTGCTAAGGGTACACTTCGTTATACAGGGATGGGTCAACATGTTATTGACAGTGCATGGAGAGATATAAATCATGAAGATTTCTTTATTAGAGAAAGAGCATTAGGAGAATATTCAACAGGAGTATTACTTCTAACTACAGGTTTAGGTCTGTTAGCTACGGGTCATGTTCAACTTAGTGGGCCAGAACCATTAGGACTAAGAGAGAGAGAAGAGCGAAAGATTCTAGGAATACAAAGTAATTCAATTAGATTTAAAGGTTTATCTGGTGATTGGACTCCTTGGTACAACATTGAGATGTTTGATGCAGCTTCAACTATCTGGGGGGTTCTTGGATCTTATGTAGAAGGGCTGAAGAAAATACCAGTTGAACAGTATGACAATTTAGAAATGCCTGGAGATCAAGCCATTGCTCATGCAGGGATACATATCTCTCATATAAGACATGCTCTTCAATATTCAGTAGGACAAGGATTAGCGGGTCAACTAACTAAAAGCACAATGCAATCTTATAAAGCGATTGCTGATTTAATTCAATCGTTTAGTGCAAGAGATGACTTCCAGTCTGGACGTTCAGGACTAGGTGCAGGTCAAGCTTCTTTAGAGAAGTTACTTGCTAAATTCATACCAGGATTTATAACAGCAGGTGCTCAACAAATTGATCCAGTAAGGAGACAGATTAGTGAGACTGACATCAATACTGGTATCCCTCTAGTAGATCCAATACTAGAAACTCTTGCTAATACAATTAAAGAAGTAGCAAGAAAGACTCCATATTTATCTAGGACACAACCACCTCAATTACATCCAACCAAGGGAACACCTCTTGTTTACGATGGTGCGATTGGATTAAAAACTACTGAGAACTTGGCTCCCTTTGGAGATCTAACTAAGTTCCTTTTTGGAGCATTCAGTCCTACAGGAGCAGTAAGACAGTTAACTCAATCTACTGATCCAGTCGATCTTGAGTTCGCAAAGTTATATGGAAAGGGTGGAAACTTCACTATCTATAGCAGAAGGATGATGGACATTCCTAGTCGAGATGGTAATAAAAGACAGATGACACAGAAAGAATTAAATGAGCTTATAACTATAGCGACACAGAAAGTAGAGATAGGTGGCATGAAGATGCACGAATACTTAACTTGGGTAATTACTAAAGATCCTCAATACAATGCTCTGCCTAGTCCTGTTAAAGATGATGTAGACCTAGAGGGTAATCCAGTTGAATACAGACCACCTTCACAAGCAGTCCCTCATCCTAGAGTTAAATATTTACAGAGAGTAATTAATTGGTATATTAATGGTGGCCCTGGAGAAACAAGAGTGCATCCAGTAAGTAGATATAAAATGGGTAGTGCAAAACAAATATGGATGGAACGACATCCTGATATAAGAGACGAGAAAGCTAGGCTCCAAGGAATCGAAGACTTCGAAGATTCTTTAATATCATTTGACACCTCAACTTACGGGCCACAAGCTAGTCTGGAGCAATGGAGGCTCTTAACGGCTGATCCAATTACCTAAGTTTCATGGCCTACGCATACACCGTCTACTCAGCAGGGAGTAGTCAAACTGATTACACAATCGCTTGGCCTTATATCAAGGAAGCGCATGTGAAAGTTTATGTAAATTTTGTTGATACATCATTTACATTTCACAATGCAACTACGGCACGATTAGCTAGTGCCCCTGCATCTGGTACTCGTGTTGAAGTTAGAAGAGTTACTCCTCCTTCTGCTGTGCTTGTTGACTATGCAGATGGTTCGACTCTTACAGCTAGTGACTTAGATACAAGTAATCTTCAGCATTTATATATTGCACAAGAGTTAGATGACAACCTAAAGAAAGGGATAGCTATTAGTGCAACTACTGGTTTACCTACATTAGGAAACCAGAGACTAACAGATGTTGCTGATCCAACAGCAGCACAGGATGCAGCAACAAAGAACTATGTAGATACAACAACTCAACCAGTAGATGCTGAACTAACAGAACTTGCAACGATGAGTTCAGGTACAGCTTCTTCTCTTGCTGATTTAACTAATACAGAAGTCCAGATCCTAGATGGCGCAACAGTTACTACTGATGAATTAAATAAATTAGATGGAGTAACTGCTACGACAGCAGAAATTAATTATGTCGATGGTGTTACTTCTAATGTCCAGACTCAACTCAATGCAAAGCAGCCATTAGACGCTGAGTTAACAGAACTAGCAACGATGAGTTCTGATACAGCCGCTGCATTAGCTGATCTAACTCAAGCTGAAGTTCAACTTGTTGATGGAGCAACACTTACTACTACTGAACTGAACTATGTAGATGGAGTTACTTCTGCTATTCAGACACAGATAGATGGGAAGCAACCACTAGATGCAGATCTAACTTCTCTCTCTAGTTGCCAGTCAGGAGCAGCAGTCAACCTTGCATTACTTACATCAGGTGAGGTCGCAGTTCTTGATGGTGCAACTCTCTCTACTAATGAGCTGAACACCTTAACTGGAATCACTTCAACAACAGCAGAACTAAATAAGTTAGATGGAGTTACTTCGACTACTGCAAACTTAAACGTAGTAAGTGGCATGACGAAAGCCACTTCTCTTACAAGTAATAGCGACACAGAATTACCAACATCAAAAGCAGTAGCAGATCATGTAACCAGTGTTGTTAATGCGCTTGGTGGTTTTGTTGCGATCAATGGGCCTACCAACTTCCCTGCTACACAACCAGCTCAAGGTGTAGTTGTCAGCATTAAAGATGTTGGATCAGGATTTACGACCAGTTCTAATGAGATAACTATTACAAATGGAGCTGGCACAAATAAGAATGTAAAAATTACAGGCTTTCCTTCTGAGTATGCAGCAGCAACACTGACAGATGACACTGGCTTACAGGTCACATCTGATATTACGAACAGTACAAGTGGAACACCTGCTGTTCATAGATATGTTTATCACAAACAGCTAGCGAAAGAGAGTGACGTTAAAGCACTGAGTGATGACATTAACGATTTCAATGAGAGATACAGAGTATTAGATAATGTTCCTTCTTCTGATAACCACGAAGGAGATTTGGTATATGTGAAGTCAACAGACAAGATGATGGTATATGACGCAACTACTAGCGCATATAAAGAAGTTCAATCAATTGGTAGCTTTAACTTTAATACTCTTAGTTCGTATAACGGAACAGGTGGTAACAGTGCATCATTCAATGGAAGTGCATATAGGTTTGTATTAAGTAATCCACCTTCTTTTGCTCAACAATTAATCTGTTCTGTTAACGGTGTTGTTCAGAAACCTAATACAGGTACGAGTCAACCGTCAGAAGGATTTGCAATAGATGGAAGTTCGATTATCTTTAGTGCTGCACCAGCTTCTAGTGCTCCTTTCTTTATCATTACGCTAGGCTCAACAGTTAACATTGGCACTGTATCTGACGGAACAGTTACTGAAGCAAAGCTAAGTGTTGGTAATGATCCGACTAATGGAAAGTTTCTTCAAGCACAGTCAGGACAGACAGGTGGAATGTTATGGGCAGATGTACCAGCAGGAGTAGGTGGTGCTAATGGAGCTGATTTCGATGATGATGTGAAACTCAGATTCGGTAATGGCAATGATATGCAGATATATACTGCCAGCAATAACACTGGTCAGCTAACAAGTTCTAGTAGCATAACTCTAACTACAACAGGTAATGCAACTCAATCTTGTTTAAGCGCATGGAATACATCAGGTACTCCGGCTGCTCAAGTTGTTGTAACTGCTGATTCTGGTGCTAATACAAAGGCAAAGTTATATTATGATGCCACTCAGAAATTAGTTACAAGTAATACTGGAGTTACAGTAACAGGAACTGTAGCCGCAACAGCTTTTTCAGGTGACGGTTCAGCTCTAACAGGAATTGCTTCCACCAGTCTTGATGGCTGTGGCTACCAGAATGACCAGACAATTGCAGCAGGAACATATAGTATTGCAGCAAATAAAGGTATGCACTCAGTGGGGCCAATTACTAACAATGGAACCGTTACTGTTAGCGGAACCTGGGTTATCAGTTAGAATCTTATTATGGCTTTAACACTTAACGGATCGAATAATACAATCGCAGGTCTAGCAGTAGGCGGCTTACCTGA